CTGCATATTACTGCATATTACTGCATATTACTGCATATTACTGCATATTACTGCATATTGCATATTACTGCATATTACTGCATATTACTGCATATTACTGCATATTACTGCATATTACTGCATATTACTGCATATTACTGCATATTACTGCATATTACTGCATATTACTGCATATTACTGCATATTGCATATTATATATTTTATATTGCAAATTATTTAAATAATAATACTAATTATTTCCATAAGAATCCGAACCATCTACCCAATAATATTTCCATAAATACTCACCTAATAGTATAAAGAAATTCATAGTTATAACTAAAAGTTTAAACAAAGTTTCATCATTTTTTTCAATCGAGGATTTTAAAGATTCACATAATATTTCAAGTTGATTAACTAAGTAAGTAGTTTTCTTAACTATTTGAAATTTATCATCAATATACTTATCTTTAAAATTATCATCTAATTTTAGTAAAATATTTCTTTTATGTATATAATTTTGTATAAATTCCTTTAATGGTGCTTGTGATAAAGCTAATAATTTAGAATTATCTTTTAAATATTTATCAGATAAATGAAAAATTTCTATAATTTCATTATAAATTTCATTATTATTAAAATTGTCTTCCTCATCAAAATTGTTTCTTATTTCTTGAGTATCCGTAAATATAATGGTTGCTCTATTAATTAAAGTATAAATTTTACTTTTAAATTTTAAATACTGAAATTTATTTTTATTATTATTGAACATACTGTTAAAATAATAACAAAGTATATCATAGTAACTTGGATATACTATATCATTTTCATAAATCCATTTTCTGATTTCATTATTATTAGTTGATAATTCAGAATTTGGTCGTATATTATCTTCAATAATAATATCTTGAGTTATTTGTCTTTGTGGTGAATTGGATTGCATCATTTATAATAAGATTTAAAAAACAAATTTTAAATTACTGAAATTAATTATAAATATATTTATTGCAGTATGCATACTGCATTTTATTTAAAATGATATAAAATTGATTTATATCTTAATATATATTTAAGATTATGAATACAAGAGGACAAAGTAAAGATAAAAAAAATTTAAAAAAAAATATTGTAGTTTATGATACTGAAACTACTGGATTAAATCCATTAAGTGATAAAATTGTTGAATTTTCATTTAGTAAATTATTAAATAATACTGGTAATACAATACTTATTAATCCAGAAACTGATATAACAAAAAAAATAACAGAAATAAATGGTATTACTAATGATATGATTAAAAAATGTAAAAAGTTTAAAGAAATTATTAGTGATTTAGAGAAGGATATTGAGTGTAAAAATAAAGATGATAAGACTTATTTAGTTGCTCATAATAATATTGGTTTTGATGAACTATTTCTAAGGGAAGAATATAATAGAATAAATAGGAAAGTACCAGATAATTATGTATTTATTGATACATTACCTATTTCAAGAGCATTATTAGGTAATAATGTAAAAAATCATCAATTACAAACTTTAAAAAAATACTTTAATATAGAAGTAGATGATAGTATAGCACATACAGCAAAAGCAGATGTAGTTGTTCTTGCAGAATTATGGGAAAAATTAAAGGAATTAGCTAATGAAGATAGAATGATAGAATTATCAATCGCAAGTAAAAAAAAAATGCCATTTGGAAAATATAAAAATGAATTAATATCGGAAATTCCAAGTGATTATATTAAATGGATGAAAAGTCAAAATATATTTTCAACAAAATCATACTTACATAATATATTTATTGAATATAATGAATTCTATAGAATCAATAATTAGATTATATTAAAAGGTATAATAATAATATTTACTAAAACAATTAGTATATAAATTATTAAATAAGTATAGTATATCATAAGATTTATCTATAATAATTTTCTTAAATGGAATACTTCATTTTTTTAAAAAAATTATGGTAATAATTTAGTTTCAATAATAAAAAGTAATTCTATTGAATGTTATCACTCTGATTTAAAATTAGTTAATATGAAATTAAATGATTTATAATCAAATAGATATAGAAATAATAAAAAAAATATTTTGAAAAAGTTGTAGAAAATACATTTGCTTCTTATAGAGATTTTTTGTTTTTGGTTGAAAAATTCTATTACAACACATACATTTGCTTCTTATAAATTTATTATGTATATTAAAGGGGAAAAAAGGAATATTATTAATAAATCCAGAATATAATAAATATTATGTAAAAATTATATTATTAGGAATAATTGGTAGATAGAAAATTTAAATATAAGAAATGAAGATGAAATTAATAATTTAAAAAAGTTAAAGTATTTGATATAGTAGTTAATTCAGATCAAATTTTAAATATACCACGTATGTGGTGGCATGCATTTATAAATTTATATGATACAATGGATTTTAGTTATTAATATCAAACATTAAATGCGTTTTTATTTATACCAGAATATTATATATTTTATAAATTTATCAATATTATCAATAAAAATTAAACTATTAATCCCTCATTTTTTAAATCATAATCAAATGTTTCAATTGGTATAGAGTAATTATTTTTTATATAATAATTTATCCACCAGTTAAAATGTGAAAAATTTAAGTATAAAAACTTATATTCATCATAATTATATTCAAAAGTAGCACCTCTCCCACAAGGTACAGTATTAAAACAATTTGGACAATCACAATAAAGTACTTCATTAAAATCATTAAAATCGTTACATTTTGTTGAAGCTGTTATAATTTCATAATCATTTTTTTTTTTAAATTCTTCTAAGGATTTTACATTAAAATCAACTTCATAGTAATCATTTAATTTTATTTTAATTTTTTGTAACATAAAATTTTCATATTTAAATTTTTTATAAATAATATTTTGAATATATATATTAAAATCTTTAGAAACAATTGGTAAAAATTTTATATATTCTGTATGTGTATTATAATTCAATTTTTGTAAAATGAACTCATAAATATCAGGTAAAAGCATTATATAAAAAAATTAAAATAAAATCAATTTTATTTATGAAATATAATATGTTAAATTTAATTTAATTCTAAAATAATTGGAACATGATCACTACCTTGACTATCCAATATATCACAATTTTTAACTAAATCTAAATGATTTTTATGAATTAGGAAATAATCTAATCTAAATCCTTTTTTTTCTAATTTCATTCTTGGAATTCTAGGATTAAACCATGAATATTTTTGTAATTTAGGATTTATAAAACGAAAACAATCAATATAATCAAGTTCTAAAAATGAATTAAATGCATTTCTTTCGTATAAAAATGAACCGGGAATTTTTTGTTCTTTTAAAATTCTTTTATTATAAACATCAAATTCTGTATGTATAACATTTAAATCACCAGTATATATTAAAGGTTTAGTATTATCTATACTATCCAATAAAAATTTATGAACTGATGGATCCCATATATTTTCTCTATAATCATTATTTGAACCAGAATTTGGAGTATATACATTACATAAAATAAAATTTTCAAATTCAGCAATTATACTTCTACCTTGTATATCCCCAGTTATTAATGTAGGAATATAATATATATTTAAAATAGGAATATTAGATAAAATAGATACTCCACTATAACCTTTTTTAAAATTTGGATCACAACAATTAAAATGTTTATATTTAAATGGTAAAATATCAAACATAGAACAATGTTGTTCTTGACATCTAATTTCAGAAAAACATATAATATCTGGTTGATGATTTTTAATTAACAAACCTAATGGTGAATCATCATTAAATGATTTATCTTTATTAATTAAATTCATACTTTTACTTCTAATACCATTAATATTCCATGATATTATTTTCATCCTATTATAATTAATAGTAAATAAATCAATTTTAAGTTAATAAATTAAATATTATATAATATTAATAAGTATGGGAATAATTAGATTTATTTGGGAAATTATTAAAAAATACTTAGGTTTAATTATAACATTATTAATAATTTATATTATGTATAAATCATATTATACTTTGGACGGCATATCAGTAAAAGGTGAATATTATACATTATATAATACACTAGGCAAGGCAATTAATTTTGTTTTTGATAGAATACCTAAAATGTTTGTTGAAATTCCACAATTTAATATACCTAAATTTGGTTATATGTTTAATAAGATAGGTTCAATTCCAGACATACCTGATGATAAGAGTATAAGTATTAATAAACCAAACAATTGTGGAATAGAGGTTCCTAATCTTGTGGCGATACTTAACCCTATGTGTTCTTTGGAGTACATCGAGGATGGAGGTAAAATGGTTATAAAAACAGCAAGTGAAATTGAAGACTTTTTTAGTTCATTTTCAAATATTATATAATACTGCAGTATTGCAATATGCAGAAATAATACAATTTAATTTAAATAATAGTTTAAAATTGATTTAATATTATATATATAATAAATGAGTTTATTTAAATATTTTAAACCTATAAAAAAAATAATAAATGAAGTTGTAGAAACAAATGAAAGTATTAATGATAAATTAGAAGAATTTGGAATTGAAATAGAAATAAATTGTTTTACAGATGGAGGTTGTTTTAATAATGGAAAACACGGAGCAAGAGCAGGTTACGGTGTGTTTTTTGGTGACAATGATTCAAGAAATATTTCAGAAAAGGTTTTATGTAAGCAAACTAATAATGTTGGAGAACTTATGGGAATTAAAAGAGCATTAGAAATAATTTTAAAAGAAAAAAAAAATAATTATAAAATTAAATTATATACCGATTCGAAATATTGTCTTCAAATATTTGAGTCTTACTATAATAAATTTAATAAATTATGTCAACCTTGGATTAATAAATGGAAAATGAATAACTATAAAGGAATTAAGAATGTTGAAATTATAAAGAAAATTGATTTATTATTAAAAAAATTTAATAATATTAAATTTATTCATATAAGATCTCATCAAGTTAAACCAAATGATATTAATTCTGAGGAATATAAAATATGGTATGGTAACTATCAGGCTGATAAATTAGCTAATAAAGGTGCAAATTTATGAGATATAAATTGTAACTGAAAAATGATTAATATGATTTATAAGGTTTAAAAATAATCTTCATCTTCTTCATCTTCTTCATCTTCATTTTCTTTTTTATTATCATACTCATCATCTTCTTCATCTTCTTCATCTTCTTCATCTTCTTCTATATCTTCATCATTACTTTCAAACCAAATACTTATTACTTCAAATACTTTACTAAACCATGTATCCTTACTTGGGTCCCTTTGAGAAATATCTTCATAAATTCCTAATAAATTATATAATTTTTGTTTATAATTATCAAAATAATTTTTTTCATTTAATTTTATAGATTCCTCATTATCTGTTAATAAATTTTCAATATATTTTAATAACATAGAATTTGGTTTTAATATAACTTGTTTTTCTTTATCATTTTTAAATGTTTCAATTAAACTATCAATATTATCTTTAATAATATAAATATTATCAAGAAAATACTCTTCTAAAAATATATTTATTTCCTCTTCCATTTCATTTGTTGATAATATATTTATTGAAATAAACTTAATATATTTAATAATATATTTAATAAACTCATTTTGTTGATAAGGTAAAAATTTGTTAATTATTTCATATAAATTAAAAATTATAAAAATAACAATGTCATAGTATCTATTAATTAAATCTTTAAAATCTTTTTCCTTAAAGAACGGATTTAAAACTATTTTACTTTTAAATTGTACAAAAGCATTATCATTATCAGTTTGTGTTAATAATTTATCAAAAGATAAAATGTCTCTATTTTTTTCGTAATTTTGTAATTGTTGTGTAAATATATAATGTACTTGTTGATTTTTGTTGTTATTTAAATCTTTAATAATATCCTTAATAATTTTTTCACTAAAGTATGTTTTAATAAATGTCTTGGGTAGTTGTTTATTGTTTAAACTCTTAATTGAAGAATTTATATATAAATAATCTTCAATATGTGATTTTGTATTACAATTATTAATATTAATAATTTCTTTATTAATATATTCTTTAATATTCTGTTTAATATCCTCTAATAATTCATAACCTAAATCATCACTTACATTATTATCAATAGTTATAATTGTGCCTGATAAAAATTTTATTTTTGAAAGTTCTAAATTATTTTTTTGATCTTCATATTGTTCTTTTTCCTCAGATATTTCTTCTGTTACTTCAAGTGTTTCTTGTGTTGCTCCATCTGTTATTTCTTCTATTATTTCCTCTGGTGTTTCTTGGTATTCTAAATATATTTTCTCTAATAAAATATTGTTTTCTTGGTCTGTTTCCTGATATGTTTCCTGGTCTGTTTCGTCATCTGTTTTTTCTTCTAATTGGTCGTCTGATAAATCCTGTTGTTCAACACCACCGTATATTTGTGTATGATAATAATCACTTGTTTCTGAATAATAATCAGTTATTTTAGAGTAAAAATCACTATCTATTTTATTTCCTCCATTCATATTTGATGATAAATCTAATGATATTGATGATTTTGGTGTTTCTTGTGTTTCTTGTGTTTCTTGTGTTTGTAGGATTTTATTAATATAAATTCTTTTTTCAATTATATATTTATTATTATTATCATCATAATATCCACAATTAAAACATTCATTTTCCGAATCATAATGTAATATTCTACCATAATAAATTTTATTATTAAAATTTTCATCTATATAAAAAATTTCTTTTTTTTCATAAGTTTTTAAATTATCATTATCAAAGTAAATTTTATTTTTTATATTTTTATGTTTAATTAAATAATATGGAATAATATCTTTCTTAAAATAATTTGTAAATTCAAAATATTCATTATTAATACCGTTAATTTTAATCCAACTAATTGACGTATCATTATCTATTATTTTATTAGTAATTATGCTTTGTAGTGTAAAATTAGTAATTGGTATATTAGAATTATCTTTCGCAAGAATTTTTCTGTAAATTCCTTTTTTATCTGGATGTATTTCATTATTATATGTATAGTAATCTTGTTGTAAAGAAAAAATATAATTCCCATTATCTATAGTTTGTGATACAGATTTGTCTTCTTCCATTAAGGATATCTCTAGGTTATTTTGTTGTTTTGAATAAAATTCTAATTTTGTTTCTAAAATCTGTATTTCTTCTTTAAGTCTTATTATATTGTTTTTATTTTTTATAATTTCTGTTTGTTCATTTTGAGATTTCCATATTTTTAATTCATTTTGGAGTTCATTTTGAAGTTTAAATTTGTTTTGTTGTAAATATTGTAAGTTTGGAATAATTTCACCTATTTTAATTAAATTTTTATGTTTATCATATTTATAATAATCATAAATATAATAATTATTTAAATTTTTTTCGTTAAGTTCATTAATATTATCAATTTTAGTTGTAGTATCTTTATATATAATAAAAGGTTCATATATAGGATTTTGAATACCTTGAACATATATAGGAAATTTAATTAATTGTGCTTTTTTAATATTAGAACGATATATTATATTATTAGTAACATTAAATCCAGTTGAATTATCATTAATACTATAATAATAATATTGTTTAAATTTTTTATTAATAATAGTATATTTATTTTTAATGTCTTCAATGTTTTTTTGTATAACATCTTTGGTTGTTTGATTTATTTCAGTTTTTAATTTATCATTTAATTCTTTAATATTTTTTTTTAATAATAAAGAATATTTTAGAAATTTATTATATTCAATATTTATAGTGTTATTACATTCCATATTTTCATCACCAAAAATACAATTAATAGAATGTTTTTTAAATTCATTATATATATCCTTAACAACATTATGAATTTTTTCTGATTTATCATTTATATGTATATCTGTTGTAATTCCATTATCACCTTGGGGATTAAATAAAGATAACATATCAGATGAATAATGGTTACTTGTATGTAATCTAATTAAATATCTATAAATAAAAACTTTTTTAAATTTATTTATATCTTTTGAATCAGAAAAAGTATTATCAAAAATATTATGTGATCCAATTCTTATAGCTCTACCAATAACCTGTTCTTCAAGTGTTTTAAACCAGTAAGAATTCATAATATGTACTTGTCTAATTCCATGCAAAGATAAACCTTCTGAACCAGATTTAGATATAAATATAATTCTACAGTATTTACCTAATGTTGCTTCCTTACCATCTTTATTAGTATTTGTTTCAATATTATTAAATATAGTAATTTGTTTTCCTTCATAATTTGTTATTTTATCATTAAAATCTTGATTAAAAATACGTTTTCCAATTTCGTTACAATCTTCTGTATTATATGAAGGATTGTCTTCTTCAATATAAGGTTTTGAAGCATTAATTATACCTATTTCTAGTTTTTCTTTTTTTGTTTTCCATTGTTCCTGATCACTACTATTATTGATATGTTTTTGAAGTTCTTCTTGGAGTTGGTTAATTTTTTTTGAATTATTTTTATAATATATGTATTTATTAATTCTTTTGTCTGGAATCCAATTATAAAAACATTTATAACTATATTTATGATATTTACCTCCATCCTCAAATTCATTTTTTATTAATTGCCATATAAGATACGTTTTTTGTATGGTTGGTATTGAGTTTTCTTTTGTCCATGTTGGTGGTTTTTCTTTTGGATCATAAAATGGTAAATCATCAATTATAAATGTTTCATAACTATATTTCTTATAATATGGGTCTTTAATATCTAGCATTTTTTTATGAAAAAAGTTTTAAAATTATTATAATGTTCTAATATAATTTCATTTAAAGATTTATATCCAAATGTTTCTAATATATGACAAATAGCAGTAATACCTTTTTTTCTAAAAGAAGAATAAATAAGAACTTTACCTGTTGGATAAGTAATACTATTAAATGTATAATCTTCTATATCAGAAAGATTATATGAGTTAGTGTCTTTAATATAGGTTTGTATTATATCGTAATTATTTTGTAATATTCTAATTAAATTTTCATATTTAAGTGTATAATTATTTAAAAATTCTAATTTTTCTACATTATTTGTTTGTTCATAAAGTTTTAAAATAAATCCTCTAAGATAATAATCTTGTATAATATTATTATATTTATTTTTATCTATATCATTAAGAGTAATTATAGTTTTTTGTGTTTTATTAGGATATTTTATATTATAATTTTTGGATTCTTCATTTATTTTATCGATATATTCTTTGAGAATATCATCTTTAGTTTTATCTGATATATCTTCTTCTTTTAAAACAAATAAACAATCATTTTGCGATTGTGTTCGTAAAGGATTTTTATCTTTTTTTTCTTTATCTCTTGATTCTTTATAGGATTGAAATTGAACGGTTGATGATTCAAAATATAAGTTAATTTTACAATCAATTTTTTTAATACCTTGTTCACTTCCTACACCAGCATCATAAGAAATTTTACCTTGGAAAGAATTAGTTAAATATTCTTTATTTTTAATAGCAATAGGATGATTTCTATCATCTTTAACTAAAAAAGGTATATCAAAATTTAGAATTTTTTGATTATTCATTTCTTTATAATTTACTGGTAAAATAGAATTTTTTTTTGATTCATCAAAAATAACAGATTTTAACCATATATTTGTAGTACTAATATCCATAGTTTTAAGTAAATTATCTATTTCATACTGAGTATATTTTATAATATTATTATTATTAAAAACAAATTGTTTTGATTCATCATAATCTTGTTCTAATTTAAAAATTTCTTCTTTATTTTTTTTAAAAAAATATGAAAATGTTATATCTGTTAAATCATTTGAATCATTATGTATATATGAGGGGGGAATTGTTGTAAATTTTATAATAATAGTACTACCTTTTCTATTTATATCAAAGTAATTAATATAATTTAATGATAGTAATTTATTTTTAAGTTTAATATCTAATTGTTGATTTTTACTTATACTAGTATTTTTAAGATCAAAGCTAATTAAAAATAATTGTATATATCCATGTAATATATTTATTAAGTAAGGTATTTCGGCTATATCATGTTCTATTGGTGTTCCAGTTAATAATAAAATCTTACAATTAATAGCAGAACATAATTTTTCATATGAAATACATTTAGCTTTTTTATCTGGATTGTAATCTGCTTGAAGTTTTATATTTGGACTGTAGTGTTTATTTAAAAATGATGTAAAATTATGTGCTTCATCTATTATAACGAATTTATTATCAAAAGCGTTACTATATTTTCTATTAATTTTATCAATTTTACAATATATTTCAGTTATTTTATTATCTATACTTATAGGTTGTTTACTTTGATTATCTGATAAAAGTCTATTTATTGTAATAATTTTATCAAATTCATATTCAATTTCATTAATAGTTATATCTAAATTTTTATCTTTATTATGACTAAAATATACTTTAAATTTGGTAGGATTATAAGTATTTTTGTTAAATGTACCATCTAATATATCAATTATAATACCAGAGAACATTTTTGAAGCATAAAAAAATTGTACTTTATCACCTAAATATACTTTATTAGGATGGTCTATACATTTTTCAGAAATTGTAGGATTAGTTTCAATACTATAATTAACTTTTCTAAAACCTGTTCCTGAAGAACCAGTTAAACGAATAAAGGTATAATACCTATATAAGTAATGTGGATCTTTTAAATTAATATTATCACTTTTACAACCACATTTAGTTTGTATTTCTTGTATCCATTCAGATTCTAAAGAAGCAGGACAAATAATAATGGTATGTTTTCTTAATAAAGGAATTTTATTAAAAAAATACATTTGAGAAGGTATAATAGCAGCACAAGTTTTACCTACACCTAAACCATGATATAATAATAATCCTCTATTTGGTGTATTATATAAAAAATTATTAACAAATTTTTGTGATCTATTAGGATTAAAATCTGATTTTATAAAATTATAAAAATTATTAGTTATGTCTTTTTCATAATTATCTTTATCTTCATATTTTTCTATATAATTAATATAATTATCTTGATAATTAGTTGGTATAAAATTATTAAAAACATCATAATTTATATCCATAATTTCTTTTGATAAATTTAAATAAAATTCATTTTTATCACAACTCATATTTATAATATTATATAATATTTATTTAATAAATATTATATAATATTATTAATATTATTAATATTAATATTTAAGTTTTCCATTGCATTTTGTGCTGCTATCATTTCTGCGCCTCTTTTTGTTGTATTTTTGCCTAAACCAATTATATTATTATTATTATCAATTAATTCAACAATATATATTTTATCATGACTTGGTCCTATTTCATCTTTAATAATATACTTCGGTGTAGAATTAGATATTTTTTGATAATATATAGATATAATTCCTTTGTAATTTGTATTTTTTTTTATATTTAAAAAATTAAAATCAATTTCTTTATTTAAAATATTAAAAAAATATTCTTTAATTAATTCAAAACCTTTATCAATATAACATGCTCCTATAAATGATTCAAAAATATCACCTATTATTTTATCATTATCTCTTCCATTAAATTTAAATTCCATATTTGTAGTATAAATTACATAATAATTAAAATTTAATTTTTTTGAAATTACCGATAAATTTTTAGTTGAAACTATTTCTGATTTTAATTTTGTTAATTCACCTTCATTATAATCAGGAAATTTAATAAATAAATATTCTGTAACTAACATATTTATAATAGAGTCCCCAAAAAATTCTAATCTTTGATAATTATTTTTACTACAAATTGAATTATGAATAAATGCTTCTTGATATATGCTTACATCATTTATATATGTATTAATGTCGTATTTTTTATAAAAATCTTCTATATTAGTTTTTGTTAAAAAATGATTAGAATTATTTTTTTTAATTTTATTTAACATTAAGTTATTTATATATAAAATTATTTTTTTATATATTTATATAATTTAATGTTAAATAAAAAAAATAATTTAACAAGTTTTTAGATTAAATTTACAAGAGAACAAAATAACTAAAAATATAGTGAATAATAATATTATAATTATATATACTTTACATCTCCATATACCCCAACATTGTTCTTTTTTTAATTTTATTGCTGAATTATTAAATTTTAATGATGTACTTTCCAATGTTTCTGTGGTTTCAATAATATTGTCTATATTTTGTTTTCTATTTAATGCTTCTTGAATATTATCAACCATTTGTTCTTTAACACTATTTATTTTAATTTCAATTTCATTAAAATTAGATTTTTGTATTTTTTCTATGTCATTTTCATTAAAATTAAAATTTTGTGTATTTTCTATGTTATTTTCATTAAAATTAAAATTTTGTGTATTTTCTATGTTATTTTCATTAATTAATTTTTTTGTTAAATTTACATTATAATCTTCATTTATAAGTTGTTCCATTAAAATAATTAATAATTATATTTCTAAATAAATTTATATTATAATTTGTTATACAAAAATTTTATATTATAATATAATTTCTAAAGAATTATCTATTTTATTTATTCTTGTTGATAATTTTTCTATAAAAATTTCTAATTCTGATTGTATATGTTGATCTGTTTCATATGTTTTTTGTAAATTTTTAATACCTCTTACACTATAAGTACATGCAAATAAAATTTTTTTTAATAATTCCTGATTGGAATATTTGAAAAAATTATTTGTTGATTGTTTTCTAGAGTCTTTTTCTTTATCATTTTTTTGAATAGCTATTTCATTTCTAAAAATATTATCTGTTATGCTTATAACTTCATTAATAATATCCTTAATTATCTCAATTGTTATACTTCTATTTTCACCAATCCACCATCGTGAAATAAACGGAATCCAGGAATTATCAATTACCATTTTTTCCATATTACAACATAATTTATCACCTATTTTTATAGTTTCTAAAATTTGTAATTGATATAATAATTTATCAATATCATCTGATGTTATTTTTCTATTATTAGACATTATATTTATATATATAATATTATTTTAAATTATTTATAATCTATTTAATATAATTTATATAGATTAAATGAAATTTATTACAAGTCATGATTATCTAAATGATTTAGATTATGTTTGTGGTACTATATATAATGGTTCTAATTCTAATGAAAATATAAAACAATTTAATATTTACTATAAACATAACAAAAAATCTGAACTGGAAACTATTAAAATTCAAACTCCTAAATTAATACTAACAAATGATATAATTAAAACTAACAAATTAGTTTTAAGTATGGAACCTTTTGAAAATAAAATTAAAAAATTTTATAATTTTATAAAAAATATATATGATATATCAAAAAAGAATATTAAAAATAATATTAAAAAAAAAAAATTTACTCTCAATTCTAATTTTAAAGATAATAAAATGTTTTTAAATATTACTGATAGACGAACTTTTGGTATTTTTGATGAAGATAAAAATAAAATTTCATTAGAACATTTAAAACCAAGTTATGAAATTAAATTAATAATTGAAATTTATAATATTTGGTTTGATACTGAAAAAAAAATTTATGGCATTAATTGGAATATTAAACAAATACAAAGTTTTAATCATATTTCTGAAAAATGCCTCATTTTAGATAGTGATGAAGAGGATGAAATTGTAAAAAAAGAAATTATAGTTCAAAAATGCTTATTTTGTAGTTCTATCTGTTCTGTTAATTCGCAATTTTATGGTAAAGGACCACCTTTAAAAGGTAAAGGTAAAGGTAGTAAAGGTGGTAAAGGCAAAAATAATTTTAATAATGAAATAAAAAAACCTTATGATAAAACCAATAAACCTGATATTAATAATCTTAGAGTTGTAAAACCTACAATGAATATTACAACTAATGATTTACTTAATACTATAAAAAAATTAAAAAAAACCAGTTCTAATAATTCTAATAGTTCTAATACAATTAAGGATACAATTAAAGATAAAATTGAAGAAAGACGTTTATTAGCACATTCTTAAATTATATATTTATTAATTATAATTATAATTAAATTTAATTAATTTTTTTATTTATATACATTATAAATGATTCATGCTAGTGAACAAAATGAGTTTTTTAAAATATTCACAACGCAGTTAGGACCTTTAAAATTATGGATGTGGTTAGCTATTGTAGTACTACTTTTTCTTCTTGATAGACAAGGTGTAATTGATGTACCACTAATTGGTAATAAAAATGGTGGTCAAGATAGAAAATTTTCTAAAAAAACTCTGTACGCCGATTAGGCGTACCAATTGTTGCAATGAGAAAGGTCTGCGTACGATACTGAAAGTACACCCTTTGATGAGGAGGAAAGCAGAGAAAGATATTGAAGAAAAGGAATATATTGAATCATGTAAAGATAAAGGTGAGTAAGATACTGATTTTACCAAAGAGACTTATTTAACCAAACAGCAAAAATAATCCATACACCTTTGCACTTTCTATTCTAGAAGGATTTTTTTTAAACTACTAATGGTGTTGTTTATTTATTCGATACTAAT